CACATCAACGGGGACTTCTACGAGAAGCCGGGCATGTTCACCTTCGACGGCATGCGCCAGATGGTCGAGCAAACACCGATTTTGAACGCGGTCATCATGACCCGCATCCGCCAGGTGCAGACCTTCTGCCACGTGGGCGCGAACGATAAGCCGGGGTTTGCGATCCGCTTGAAAGACGATGATAAGCACCCCGACAAAGACGAGGCGCAGGCGATCTCGCTCATGGAGCGGTTCTTTTTGAACTGCGGCTGGGAGACGAATCCGCGCCGCCGGCAGCGGCTGCGCCGCGCGAACTTCGCAGGCTTCATGGCGAAGGTGGTGCGCGACAGTCTCACCTTGGACTCCTGTCCGATCGAGACCGAGTACAAGCGCGATAAATCCTTGGGCGTCGATGGCATGTACGCGGTCGACGGGGCGACGATTCGCCTGTGCTCGGAAATCGGCTACCAGGGCGATGATGAGATATTCGCGCTGCAGGTGGTCTCCGGGCGCATCTGCTCGGCGTACACGTATGAGGATTTGATCTACGTGCCGCGAAATCCCCGCACCGATGTGCTGGTCGGCGGCTATGGCTTAGGGGAAACCGAGCTGCTGATTCGGGTGGTCACGGGGTTTTTGAACGCGTTTTCTTATAACACCAAATATTTTGACGCGAATGCGATCCCGAAAGGGATGCTGCACTTGACCGGGAATTATTCCGAGCAGGATATCTCCGCCTTCAAGCGCTACTGGAATTCGATGGTGAAAGGCGTCTCGAACGCGTGGAGCCTGCCCGTCATGATTTCCAAGGATCAGGAGTCGAAAGCCGCGTTCGAGCGCTTCGGGGTCGAGTCCGAGGAAATGATGTTCTCCAAGTGGATGACGTTCTTGGCGAGCCTCATTTGCGCAATCTACGGCATCGGCCCGGATGAAATCAATTTCGAGAGTTTCACCGCGGGGAACACCTCGGCGCTCTCGGGCAATGACACGGAAGAGAAACTCGCGAACAGCAAGGACAAGGGACTCGTGCCGCTCTTGTCCTATTTCTCGGACCTGTTCACCGACTACATCGTCGCGGACTATGGCGACAAATATTGCTTCACGTGGAACGGCCTCGAGGATGAGGACAAGAAACAATCCTTCGAGGAAGTGAAACTCTGCGGCACGGTGAACGAGCTGCGCGCGGCGCGCGGTGAGGACAAGATCAAAGACGCGTGGGGCGAGGCGCCGTTGAATCCCTCGTTGATCGCGGTGTGGCAGCAGGGTCAGCAGCAAGACTACGGACAGCCGGGCGAAGCGCCGCCCGGGCAGAAACCCGATGATGGGTTCGGCACGCCGCCGGCCTCCGGTGGTGAGGACGGTGAGGGCGACGGTGCGGGTGATGATCCGAACCAGCAAGCGCCGGGCGCACCGCCCGCCGATGAGGCGGGTGGGGGAACACCGCCGCCGCCGATGGCGAAAGGCTTAGGGCTCGCGCCGTATTCGATCACCGACTACTGATGCGTGAACCGAGCGTCAAGCCGGCGAAACCCGGCGCGGTCGACGAAGAGGCGGCCGCACGCAAACCCGACGTGTGCGTCGGGGATGAGATTTTCTTCAATCATCCGGACGGTCCGATGTCCGGGCGCGTGACCGCGGCGGGTGAGCACGGCGCGACGATCAACGCAAACGGCGTCACGCACAAGATCAAATGGCCGCACATCCTCGCGCACAAGCGCCGCGCGCCCCAGCACTACCAGATAGCCGAGAGCGGCGAGGACGGACATATCGTGACCGATGCACAAGGCAAGCGCGTATTCTTTTTGGTGCCGAATGAGGCGCACGAAGACCCCTTGATGGCGAAAGCCGCGAAGGGCGGGGTGCCGTTCGCCGGGCGGGCGGGCCTCACAAAGAAGGTTGTCACCGAAAAAACGGGCAAACAAAACACCCATTGGGTGCGCACCACGAAGGATCAGCCGAAACCGCGCGAGAAGGCCGCGCCCGATGCCGACGGTGGGAAGACGCCGCCAGGCAAGGAGGCGGGGGGCGCGACACCGAAAGCGAAAGTGGGCGAGCAAGTGCAGTTCAAGGCCGGGGATTTCCAAGGCGCGGGCAAGGTGACAAGTGCGGGGCCGAAGGGTGCGAACGTCGAGGACAGTTCCGGTCGCACGCATAAAGTGACCTGGGATGAGATGTCGACGACGCCGAACTACGCCCCGCGCAATGAGGGCGAGAATGACAAATCCTACGCCAAGCGCGTGGTCGATAAGATGCCGCCGCCGAAGCATCTGCCCGAAGATCACGACAAGTATTTCGACACGGAGGGCGCCTCGACCGTGCCGATCGAGAACTTGCACTCGACGAAGACGGATGAGGAAAACCAACAAGGCGGGGATAATTCCCCGAAACGCATGGAAGCGGCGTTCCACGGCAAGCTCGGCAAGCGCGCGCCGATCACGGTGACGCCGCACCCCGATAAGCCTGGGCATTACCACGTGCAGGACGGCAACGGCACCTACACGGGGGCCAAGAATGCCGGCTGGAAGCATCTGCCGGTCAACATCAAATCGGTGGCCGAGCACGCGGCCGATCAAAAGGCGAAGCAAATCGCCAAGGCCGTGATTGACCCGGCGGACCCGAAGTACACGGGCCTGCCGCCGAAAGCGACGCAGCCGAGCAATGACAAGGCGGAACTGATCAACCTCTCGAAAGAGGGTTTGGATCAGTTGAAAGACTGGCTGAACCGCGGCAAGGGTATCGCGAGCAAGGCCGGCTGCAAGACGATGACGAAGGGCCCGGATGATGTGACGGCCGAGGAATGGCAGGAACCGGGCGGCATGCTCTTTATCGCGAAACTCAAAACCGAGGGACGCAAGGGGATGTACCGCGCCGAGCAAAAGGTCGCCGGCTACGGCGGCAACTGGAACCGGCTGACCGATATCGTGCGCTGCACGATCGCGGTCGACAGTTTGGATGACATGCACAACATCATGAAGTCCCTCGATGAGTCGGGTATGAAGGTCGCGCAGACGCCGAAAAACCGCTTCTTGAAACCGACCGATGAAGGCTACATGGACGTGAACCTGGTCGTCACGTTGGCGAACGGCACCCACGCCGAGGTGCAGTTGAACGTCAAGGACATGATGCGCGCCAAAAACGACGGGCATCACTATTACGAGATCACCCGTGTCATCACCGAGAAGTACGAGGAACGGCCGGCGTCGCCCAAAGTGACAAAAGAGTCGTGGCACCCGGATGACCAGGACGCGCACGACGCCGCGACCAAGGACGAGGAAAAGCACGCGATTGAACAAAAGTACGAAGCCAAGCCGGCGCAGACCGGAGTGCCGGAAGAGAAGTGGGAGCCGGCCGAACGGGAAGAGTACATCGCAGCCTACAATAAGCAAAAGGAAATCTACGGCAAAGCCTACAGCGACCATATCAAAAAGTATTATGGAGGCGATGAATCAAAATTGATCAAAGCGCAGCAACGGGTTATCCTCCTATTCGGAGCAAACAGATATGGAATACTACGAACACAATAATTTGATTTTTGCGGGCAAGCCCGCGCCCGCGCTCGCCGGCATCGTCATGGTCAGGTATTACATCGTCGAGGGGCAGTGGAAGCGCTGTAGCGTCAAAGAGGGCCAGGACGCCCGCACGTTCGGGGACCATGTGACCGAGGAAGAGGCTCGGAAGTTTCAGGGTGAGGGCTGGCCTACCGAGGCCCCGCCAGCCTAAGAGCCGCGCCCGCGGCTTCCAAAAATAGGCGCCGATGCTGTTTCGTGACGGCACACTCCACGTCCATGCCCCTCCTGCTCGACGTGGCCGAACTGACCGATGCGCAGACCGATCTGGCGCTCGATTTTCTGTGTAAGGCGCATGGCGAGGACGCACTCTCCGATGCGATCTTCGATCAGCACCCCTCGCCCTTCATTCGCCGCCTGGTCGAACTCTTCTACGAACGCGGCCTGTTGCGCTTGACCGACTGCCGGGACGAGCTCGGCCGCTGGCTCGAGGGAGTGAGGCACGATCCGGGCCCGATCCCCGTGCGCCCGGACGGCGCGATGCTGCGCTGGAGCCCGGCCGAAATGCAGTTGGTGCGCATCTACCTCTCGGCCTTGCCGCCCTCGCAGTTCGCGATGGACGACTATCTGCTCTTGACCGATTTTCTCTTTCAGCGCTACCTGCCGGCGGATGACCTTCGCAGCGAAGCGGATTGGCTTGCGACCCGCGCGACCCTCATGGGGCGCATCCAGGCGAACTTGGATCACGTGACCGACGCCCAAGCCGACACGCTCTTAGCAGCCCTGCCCGCGAGCGCCGCGGCCGCGAAGCAGACTTTCGACATGACCCGCGCGGAAGGGGCGACGATTGACTACGCGAGCGCGCACGCCATGGAGAACGCGGTGGCGTTCTCGGACAGCGCGCGCCATCGGATCAAGGAAACCATCCTGCAGGTGACTCAGGCGAATATTGCCGAGCGGCCCGGCAACATCGCGAGCACGCTCAAATCCCGATTGTTCGATCAGTTCGCGGACTTGAACCGCGACTGGCGGCGGATCGCCGTGACCGAGGCCGGGGAGGCGATGAACCAGGGCGTGACCGCGAGCTTGCCTGAGGGCGCGCGCGTGAAGCGCGTCGAGCAGTACCGGGGAGCCTGTCCGTTCTGTCGGCGCATCGATGGCCACATCATGACCGTGGTCGCCGCGGATGCGCCGGAGAAGGACGGCGCGACGCAAATCTGGCCGGGCAAGACCAACGTCGGCCGCGCGCTCGCGCCGCGCAAGCGCGTCGGCGATGCGCTGATCGAGCGCGAACCCCATGAGCGCTGGTGGATCCCGGCGGGCCTTGCGCACCCGCACTGCCGCGGCCGCTGGGTGCCGACGGCGCGGGATGAACCCGTGGACCCGAATTTTTCACTCTGGATTGATCGAACGCTGGGAGACTCCCGTGCCGAAGGCTAAGACCGTTTTGTTTTTGAAAGCTCACGTCAAGGACTACACGCGCAAAGACGGCACCGTGGTGCGCGCCCATGAGGATAAGCGCCCGGAATACCACAACCACGCGCACGCGGCCGTGGATGTGGCCGGGCGCGTTGCGGGCGAATCTGGCGCCGCTAGTCTCGCGGCATCGACGCATGCGCTGGCGATGACGCAGGCAGCTACCACGCCAGAGAGTCATCACGCGGCGGCAGTTGCGCATGACGCAGCGGCCAAGACACATCAAGGGGCGGCCGATTCGCTCAAATATACCGGCGTTGGCGGTATGCGTGGACGAGGCAGTGGAGAGCACGGAACTGCCGTGAACTTGCATCGATGGGCGGCGGCCTCCCATCGGGAGCGCGCCGATAAGGAGCAAGCAATCCACGAGGAAATGGACGCCATCATGCGGGCGCATCACGCTAAACCGGCGTCCAAGAAAGGCTATCGCTGGATGACCGACGCCAAAACCGGCGAGAAAATCGAAGTGGACCGATTCGGCTTTCCCCGGCCGGCCACAGGCAAGCGCTAAATGCAGACCTCACCCCGGGTGTTTTTTTTCAAGCCGCTCCGCGTCGCCGTCCGGGCGGTGCTGAGAAAATCCGAACAGCTATCGCTGTTCGACATGCCGGTAAACATTCCCGGCAGCGTGAAAAAGGACGGCACGGTGGTCAAGCCTTATACCCGGGTGCAAAAGAAGCGGGCGAAGCCGGCGCCAGCGCCAGCCGACCGCGCGCGGATTGATAGAGCAAGAGCGGCTGTGGCTGCTAGGTCATCCTTGCCCGAGCACAATTTGCCCGTGGTGGCGCCGCCGCCGAAGGTCGAAGCCAAGAAAGTCGAACCGCCGACGCCACCGCCGAAGCGGCCCAAAGTGACGACGATCAAACTGACCGAGGCGCAGCAGTCGGTCATGGAAATCAACGTTCTCGACCCGGCGCACGATGACAGCGACAGCATGACCATGGAGCCGCACGTAAAACTATTGCGCGAGTATTACGATCACGCGAAAGGCGTGCTGCGCGTGCCGGCGGACAAGGTAGATGAGATTCGCGCCGCGCTCATTGAAGTGGCGAACTCTGAGGATGCGCAAGCCGAAGTACAGAACGACAAACGCGCTCGCGGTGCCGCCAATGCGGCCTCAAACCTGCAATTGAAGGTCAAGGCACCGGACCCGGAACCGCCCGATACGCCGCCGCCCGTCGTGCTCGCGCAGTTCGGCGCAGCCGGCGAGAACAAGACCGAGCGGCGGCGGATCAACCAGGCGGTGGTCAAACTCATCACGGACCACAAGGCCGAGTACACGGGCGAGGATAAGCAACTGATGGCCCGCTACTCCGGCAACGGCGGGTGCGGGGACAGTTTGAACGAATTCTATACCGACCCGGCCGTGGCGGAGGCCATGTGGACGGCGGTCGAACACTTGGGCGTGGTGGGCGGCACTGCGCTCGAGCCGAGCTGCGGCGCGGGAGTGTTCCTGCACACGGCGCCGCAGGCCATGAAAGTCACGGGCGTGGAGATCGACGGCATCAGCGCCAAAGTCGCAACCGCCCTGCATCCGAAGCATGAGATCCGCGAATCGAGTCTGGAACTCTTCGCCACGGGCGATGAGCGGCAGTTCGACGCGGTGATCGGCAATGCGCCCTTTGGGATTCGTGGCGGCACACTCAAGGACGACAAGCCGGATATTGCGACCGCGGACAGCTACTTTATCGATACCGCGCTCGACAAAACGCGCCCGGGCGGCATCGTCGCCATGATCGTGAACCATGGCGTCATGGACACCGCGCGTGACTACCAGATGCGCAAGCGCTTTTTGAACAAGGCCGAATTTTTGGGCGCGATCCGCATGCCGAACACGGCGTTCGAGCACTCGCACACGGAAGTCACCGCCGACATTCTGTTCTTCAAAAAGCGCCCGCAGGATGTGGCGAACGCATTGGGCGTCTTGGGCAAGGAGCAATTGGAAGCCTTGGGCCTGAATGACGCCGAATACTTGAACGGCGACTATTTCGAGGGGCGCGGCAAGGACAATATTTTGGGCGCCGTCGAACCCGGCTGGCGCGCGAAGGCCGGCATGGGCAATGACATCACCGTGGCCGGGTCCATGGTCGGGGTGCCCGAGCGCATCGCGGGGTTCGAGCCCGATGAGGCGCCGCGCGCAACGCCCTCGATGACCGACATTCTCAAAGTGGCGGCGGATGATCCGAAGTTGACCGCGCGTATTTTGGGCGCGGCGGTCAAACGGCCCTACGAACTCGTCAAGCCAGGGAGCACGAAAACGGTCGACGGCATCCAGTACATCTTGGAGGGCACGCCGCTGCGCTGGCATCGCATGGATGAGGTCATGGACCGCGCGGCGGTCACGGACGCCGAGGATGTGGCGGCGGCGATCGGCAAGATGCTGACCGACCCGACCTTTGCGGAGGTCAACCGCAAGGAGATCGCCGAGGCGGTGCGCGTCTACGTGGCGGCCCACGGCCTGCCATCGAAGAATCACGATCTGTTAGTGGCGGCCCATCAGAATCAGGTGTTCTATAACCTCATCGGCGCCGTCAATGCCGACGGGAGCCTGACCGATATCTTGACCAAAGAGCCGCAAGCCGCCGAGAAAAGTTCATTCGAGACGGCGGCGCAGACGCTGGCGGCCGAACGCGAAGCGGGCCTGTTCACCCCGCAGGATGTGGCGGCGCGCACCGGCAAGTCCCTGGAGGACGTGGATGACCTCTTGCACGCATCCTCCGAGTACGCCTACGCCGGGGAGGGCAAGTGGACCACGATGGGCGTGTATCTCACCGGGGAGTTGTGGCCGAAGTTAGACGCCGTGACGGGCGCGCTCGCGCGCAGTGACATCGATGCGGGCCTGCGCGCCAAGTACCAGATGCAACAGGCGAAACTCATCGCGACGATCGATCCGAAATCGATGGAGGATATCGATGTCGAAGTGAACCACGCCTTTATCCCCTTGAACATCTTGGAAGCGTATTTCAATCAACGTCGCGATGAGTCGGAGAACGACTGGATTCGCAAGTCCGACGACATCAAATTGAAGTACGAATCCGGCCTGTACACGGTCGAGGGCGGGGACTTGAACACCCGCAAGCTCCTGACCCACTACTTGAACCGTGATCGGGTCGAGAAGGATGACTGGGACGACATCAAAAAGATGAACAAGGATTTCAAGGACTGGATCATGTCGAGCCGGTTTCGCGACGAACTCGAGACGCGCTATAACCGCGCCTTCCGGGGATTCATCGCGCCGACCTTCACGAACGAGAAGATCGACATCCCGGGCATGAAAACGGAGGGATTGAAGGACTATCAGTACGGCGGTGTGCGCTGGGCCCTGGCTCATGGAAAAGGAATTATTGCGGCGGACGTGGGATTGGGCAAAACGGTGCGGGCGCTGATGATTGCGCGCCTCATGAAATTGGAGGGCAAGGCGAAGCGCAACATGATCGTGGTGCCGAAATCGGTCATCGCGAACTGGGCGAAGGAGGCCGAGCGCTGGTTCCCGGGGTCGAAGGTGCTCACCATCGGGGAGACGATCACCGGGGAGAAGTCCCGCGCCGACACCGCCGATGAGCGCAACAAGAAACTGCATCAGTACATGCAGAATGACTACGATTTCGTGTTCATCTCCCAGCCCGCGTTCAATGACCTGGACGTGGATCCGGTGGTGAAGGGCCAGTATCTTGAGGATGAATTTTGGGTGCAACGCGGCGATGCCCTCTCGGCGGGGAAAAAGGGCGAGTCCGGGGATAAGCGCACGAAGAAAATCCGCGAAGGCTATGCGGCCGAAATGGCCCGCCGGCAGTTCGCGACGCACACGGATGCGATCTACTTCAATGATTTGGGCGTTGATTTGCTGATTGCGGACGAGAGCCACGCCTACAAGAATCTGTACGCCGTGCGCAACCGATTCGGCGAGAAACCGAAGTTCTTGGGCGGCGGCGGACTCTCCAATCGCGCGCTCGATATGCAGGGCAAGACCCGCTGGGTGCGCGACTCGCACGAGGGCAAGGGCGTCTTTTTCCTGACCGCCACGCCCACCAAAAACTCACCCCTGGAAATCTACTCGATGCTCGCGCACATCGCGCCCGAGGAATTCATAAAGTTGGGGATCAGGAACTCCGAAGAGTTCTTGGACCGTTTCTGCGAGGTCGCGAACGGGCCGTGCCTGCAAACCGATGCGAGCATCAAAGATTCGGTCTACGTGTCGGGTTTCAAGAACATGGACGAGCTGCGCTCGACCATGCGCCGCTATATCGACCGCACCACGGCGGGGGATGTGGGCCTCGAGTTGCCGAAGCGCGATGAGCACTTGCACATGGTTGACATGTCGCCCGAGCAGACCGCGGCCTACGAGGACTTGCGCGCGCAGGCGAAGGCGGCCAAGGGCGACAAAAGCGGGGATCCGGAGTCGCATATATTCTCGATCATGAGCCGCATGGGCAAGGCCGCGCTCGATTTGGAACTCTTGGATCCGGTCAAGTACAAGGGGTCGGTGAGCCCGAAGTACGTCGAACTCGCCAAGGAAGTGCATAAGGACGTGGCGGACGGCGGCCAGATTGTGTTCAGCGAAGCCATCGAATCGCACGACAAAATCAAGGCCATGCTGGTTGCGCAGGGCATCCCGGCGAATCAAATCGCCATCTTCAACGCGCAAACCTGCCCCACGGGCAATGACCGGCAGAAGATTCAGGATCAGTTCAACGCCGGCAAACTGAAAGTCGTCATCGGCAACAAAACCATGGAAGAGGGCGTGAACCTGCAAGTGGGCACATCCGACATTCACCACATGGACATCGCGTGGGAGCCGGCGACGATGCAGCAGCGAAACGGCCGCGCCGTGCGCCAGGGCAACACGAAGGGCCAAGTGCGCATCCATACCTATCTCTCCAAGGGCTCCTTCGACGGCTACCGCTACCAGGCGGTGTCGGCGAAGAAGTCCTGGCAGGATTTGATCTGGAGTGGGGCGGATAAGATCGAGAACTTGGAGCGCCCGACCATCACCGCGGATGAGATGATGGTGATGATGAGCGCGGACCCGGATGCGGCGCGCATTCAAATGGAAGGCAACAAGGCGCTCGCGCAAGCGCGCTACGTCGCCGATAAGACGACGCAGGCCTCGATCGACTTTCAGCACTATCAACTGATGAAGCACAACCACGCCAAACTCAAGAACAAAGAGACGGCGGCGGCGCAGATGCTGAAAATCAAAATCGGCTCCGCCAAGCGCCGGCTGCAGGATAATCAGTATTTCGCAGCGAAGGCGGCGCTCGACTCCCCGAACGTGGTGCTGCTGCACCCGGAGACGGGGACCATCTTGGAGCACGGCGCGGGGATTGAGCGCGAGGGCAAAAAGTACGTCGTGGTGGGGGTGGACCCCGCGCAGCAGACCGCGACCTTGCGCACCTATGGCGGGATCGGGCCGCACGCCCACATCCTGACGTTGCCGGTGGCGGAGCTGGGCGCAACGGTGAAACCCTTTGCCTATGACGAGGCGGCCGAGACGGCGGACATGTCGCGCCAGTTCGGCGAGTACGCGGACACCGATGAGGGCGGCGACCTCACCATGGAAGCGGTGCGCAACCTGCCCGCCGGGGTCATCACCGCGAACTATAAGAAAATTCAGGCGCGCTTGAAGCGCAACTTGGGCGAATATAAATTGGACGTGCCCTACGGCGCCCGCGTGCCGTTTTTGAATCCTACGGGCGGCGCCGAAACCGCCGCGAGCTACGAGTCGCGCGAGATCGCCGCCGCCGAGGGCCATGACCTCATGTTGCCGACCGCCGAGCACCGGGCGCGCATGATGGCCGAATACGCGAAGGCCGAGCAGGATCGCAAATTGGAACCGCCGGAGACCACCTACGGCAAGCGCGGCCGCGCGGGCACGAGTCCGATGACAGCGCGGTATAAAACGAGCCCGGACGCGCATCACCACGATACGGATGCGAACCCGTGGGCCGGGGCGGGCGCGTTCGTGTTCGGCAAGGATTTCCCGAAAGAGGCGCATGAGGCGTTCCAGAAGGCACAAGGCGAGCACATGCGCCACGCGAAGACGTTTGCGGAGGCCGTGCGCCGCGCGGCGCCCACCATCACCTTAAGCTATCAGGGGCACCGCTGGCCGCAAAAGACATTGGCGACGCTCTACGCGCGCGCGAAGCGCGACGGGCTCCTAGCGACGCCGTTGGCGGATGTGTTGCCGAAGGTGAAAAGGTATAACTACGAGTCGGATGAAATCCCCGACGATGTGTGGAAATCGAAGGCGAGGCCCAATGCTCAGACGGTCAGCGTGCGTCATGAGGCGGTGCTCGACGCGCTCACCACGCTTGCGACCCACAGTGGCTACAACGGACTGGCGGCGGCGATGATCGTCGGCGCCAAGCCTCCCGCGGAGGCGGCGAAGGAGTTGATGGCACTCCCCTTGACCGATGAGCACGTGATTGCGGCGGTTGCGCATCTGGCGGAGAAGCATCCGGACTTGGCGGCCACGCGCGTGCTCGATCAGTTCAACGGGGACGAGCACCGCATGAAACAGGCCGTGGGGCACGGGCGCGAGGACATGACCTTTGGGCAATTGGCGGATGAGATGCGCATCCGCGCGTCCCTGCCGCCCGAACGGGTGAGTGAGGCCGCATGATCGACCCGAAGGTACTCGCCGGCAACGTGCTGCAATTGCTGCAAGCGGATCCGCGCCGCTACAAACTCTTTGGCGTGTATTGGTATTTCATCAAGGCGCTCTTGAAGCGCTACTACACGAAAGACAACCTCTATCTGCTCGGCGATTTTGTGGATCAGACCGTGATCGAGCGCATGCCGCAAGAGCAGACGTTGGAAGAAACATTGGACGCCGCCATCGCGGAATACCAGCGCAATTTCAGCTACGGCCTGGGCCGCAATCCCGTGGACCCGGACGGCGAGGAATTCGTGTTGTTTGACCAGGACTCCGACCTATGAAAAAACTCATTCTCTTTTCCAAAGCCGAGCGGCGCAACCTGTTCGACGCGCCCGTGAGCGTGAAAGCGGGCATCCGTGGCGGTCACACGATCAATCCGTATGTGCGGGTGCAGAAGATCGCGTCCAAGTCGCCAATGAAAATCATCGTGAAATCAAATGGCGAAACCATAGGGACGCTGACGCCCAAAGACTTCATGCGCGGAATAAACGCCCCCGCCAGCATGTTCCTTCCGGATGCCGTCAAACAGTGGAACGCCTACAAGGAATCCATCGGCGATCCCGAGCGGGTCGAAATCAGTATCAAGCCATGAAGAAACTCATTCTTTTCTTCAAAGCCGAGCAGGGCGACCTGTTCGACAAACCCGTGAACGTCAAGGCGGGCGTGCGCAAGGGCAAGGCGGTCAAAGCCTACACGCGGATCCAAAAGGTCGCGCAGCACGAGGGCCATTGGGCCACGTGCGCGCATTGCAATCATCTGGTCAGCCAGCACGAAAAAGAGGGAATGAGCACGTCCGATGCCCAAGGCGTGGCCATGGCCGAGCACCACAAGATCAAGCCGCTCGAGCATCCCGTGAAGGCCGAGAACGCCGACAGTTCGGCCCGGCAGCACGAGGGTCATTGGGCCAACTGTCGCCATTGCGAGCATCTGGTCGGCCAGTATGAGCAAGAGGGCATGGACACATCCGATGCCCAAGGGACGGCGATGGCGGAACATCGGCGGGCGACGGCCCCCACCGGGCGATTCACGGTCACAATCCCGAAAGTCGGCAAGGTCAGTGCGGATTCCATTGGTGACTTGGGAGATGCGGCTTGGAAGGCGGTGCATGAGGCAGGGAACGGCGGCTACGGCGCCTCCGAGGTCGGCAGTGGCTGGCCGGTCACGTTGGAAGGCAAACCAATCGGCACTCTGCGCTACAACGGTAGATTCGATGCCGCCGACAAGGCCGCCCAAGATGCCGTCGATATCGACTCCGCCAAGAATGCGCGGCCCGATCCGGATGCGGCCGCGATGCAGCGCTACGCCGAGGGCGTGCGGGCGGAAGAGGATCGTGTGCTCAAGAGTCCGGAGCATAAGGCGGCGGTCGCGCAAAGTGAGGCAGAGGTCGCGAAGCTGCGCGCGCCGAAGCCTCGCGTTGGAACTTCGATCGTGTACATGGACGCCACAGTGTTGGGTGGCGACGGCGGCCGGATACTCGGTCGCGTGGTCGAAGTGGACGGCAACATTTGCTGGTATCGCCGCGCCGATGGGTCGTCGAGTAGTTTCATATGGCGGCATCCGGACGGCGGTTTGAACACGTTGCACGATTGGCCGGGCAAGGGCGAATATGAGCGCGCCCGCGCGGGCCAGGCGGCCATTGCAAAGAAGGTCACGCCGACGGCGACTATCCCTCGTGACGCTGGCGAGATTCGGTACATGACGCCTATCGTGCGTGACGGGTTCACCATCGCGGGCGCACGTTATGCGCATGGCAAGGTGCTTGTCCAAGCGCCAAGCACTGACGGCTACCAAACCCGGGCGTCACGATTGGTCGAGGCCGTGGGTGGTCACTATACTCATCGCGAAAAAGGCTACACGATGAGCCCGGCGGCGGCGGAACGGCTGATGGCACACCATGATGCGGGCCATGATGCGAGTGCCATTACGGGCGTCATCAATGATGAGCACGGCAACCCGCTCCCGAAGATGGCGGTGTTTCCGAAAAAACCCAAGGGTAAAAAGACGCCGACGAAGCCAATGCCGTCGGCGGTCGCCGACGATGACGGCGACGATGAACCCGAAGGCCTCCCGCGCATCGGGGAGAAACCCGATCGGTACGGTGGCGCGAAAGTCCCTGACGTGGATTTCGATTCCCGGGATTTGCAAGATTCCGGCAAACGAGTCACCGAAGCGACGATATTGAAGGACTACGGCCCCAAGAACGGCAAGGCGGTCGTGTACCAGGCCACCGTGCCGATGAGCGACATTCCCTCCCCAATTCTCGCCGAAGAACAAGACGATGAATATGCGGACGGCGAGGGTTATGACTGGAGTGAATATACAGGCCGCAGTACCTTTCCGCCCGTCAAGTTAGGCGTCAGTCCCGAGGGGAAAATCCACATCATCGACGGCAATCATCGCCTGAAATGGTGGGAGGACAATAACTACACGCATGCGCCCGCGTGGGTGATCGATGAGCGGCCGGGAGTGCGCGACGAGTGATGCGCGCGCCACTACGCAAGGCGATTCTCTTTTTCAAGGGCGGCGAGGGCTCTGGCAATCATGGGCACCATGGCCGGCCCGGCAAGGTCGGCGGCAGCGGAGTCGAGGCGCCGCCCAGCAGCAGCGCAATCAACACCGAAGAAGAGGCGGTGGCGTACTGGCACAAGCACTTCGCCAATCGGGAGATGGCGCTCACCGTCCACGCCAAATCAGTCGACGTGAAAATCCGGCTCTACTTCGACGGAAACAACAATCACGCCTACACCGAAGATGAGGACGACACCGGGCGCAACGAGCTACGGTATTTCAATCTTGAGCGGGCGCGGATCATGGACGACATTACCGCTATCGTCGAGCATCCGAAGTTCATATTCGGCGATGGGGCTAAAGAGTTGTACTTGGAGCATGTGAAAGACGGCCAGCACCATTTGGTGGCGCTCGAATATAAGGCCAACCGAAAGCGGTACGAGCTAGCGAGTAGCTACAACATTCCCGTGGAAAAACTTAAGCGGATGAGAGCGTCGCTGCGGCCGGTCCTGCCGAAAGGGGAGAAGGGCCCCATGAAAAAATCCATGGAACCCTTCTCGGACTCTGCATTTCAGGTATTTGGCGCTTCGCCGGGTGCCTCGCAGCGACCCCCTGGGTTCACTTCCGCATCGTGCGATGAGGCCAGTATCAGCCGGAACCAAGTCGGCAGTTTAGTCGGCTTGATGATGCTGCGCAAATCCATGGAGGGATTTGACTTATACGAGGTTTCCGACCCGGCCTACATGGCGAAGGCGTCCATTCCAGAAGGCGCGCGCTGGATCACCATTCACCCGAACGGCCCGGATGAGAAGGGCCAGCCCGTCATGATTCAACCGAACTCGGACGGCTCCGCGCACATCATCGGCGGTGCGGGCGGGGCCCTCAACTATTTGAAGCTGCGCAACGTGCGCTCCGAATCCGACTACGCGAAGGAGGCCGAAGAGAAGCGCGTCAAAAAAGTGGCCGCGCGCAAAGAGCAGGCCAAAAAGGACAAAGAGGCCGGGATATTCGAGTCGAAGTCGAAGGCCAAGCAAAACATCCGCGTGCAGCGGATCAACAAAGAGGCCGAGTTCGTCAAAACCGTGGCGGACGCCTTGGGCTACGGAGAGGAGCGCGGCCGACCTCTGACGTTGAAGCGACTGTATCTGCTCGACATTTGCTCCCCGGGCACCTTGCGACGCCGCTTG